AATTAATTTTTTTTTTTTTTTTTTATTTTACTATAAGCTGGAGTTATACAAAGGCCGATTTATGCACCCCAAGACAGGTAGACCGCGCGCGATGTGTGGGGTAAGCCTATTGCGTGGTCGCGATGTCCGTAGCCACTCAGAACCCCACAGAGGAGGAAAAAGATGGGAGACAATATTTTAGACATAGAGGCTTTGAGCTGGCAGGAGATTAAGGACATGGAGATTAAGGACCTGCCCAAGGGCGCGGCTTTAATGCAGAAGGCGCAGAACCAAGGGGAGTTCTTAGAGGGACTTAGGTACTATGTGGAGGGTCATATTATGGCCAATAAAGGCGCGCCTAGGCTCAGGAATCTGCAACTGAATTATAGTAGAAAACTGAAGGGGCTTAAGCTGAATCCCCTAAGCACGGCGCTATACTTACTGGGAGACCAATATGATCTAAGCGTCCACCTAGAGGGAGGCAAACAATATGTTCTGACTTCTGATCATTGGGCCAAGGCTAGCGCCGCATGGGCCAAGATAGTAAAGGGAATCACCAAAGAGGACCCAGAAGAGGAGCGTAAAGAGGCCTTGGCTGCCTACTATGACAGCCAGGCAAAAAAAGATTTCTATTCCTAAAAAAAAGTATTGACCTTGGGGAGGTTTTTACGAGCCTCCTCTATTTTAGTTCTCAGATCAAAATTCGCTTCTATTGAACGCAATTCGTGTAACCTATCCGATCATACTAGTTACCACCAAAACGCAGCACAGGCCATTCTCGTGAGTCTCAGCGATAAGGTGATTTTTCTCAAAAAAACATGTCTTTTGGTGCAGAAAATACTAGACATCCGTACAGGTTCTTTATATAAAAGGCTCATTCCAAAGGAGGAAACATGAAAACCAAGAAATTGCAGGCAGGACAATACGAGATCAAGACCCAGGGCCAGACCTACCTAGCGGACAAGGAGCTAGGAGGGTGGAATCTATACCTAGTCGAGACTTACGAGGATGGGCGCGAGGGTCTAGCCATCGTCGCCACTACTGACACCCTAGCAGAGGCCAAGGAGCTGGCCTCATGCTAACTCAAGACCAAGCCATCCAGAAAGCCCATGCCATTTTCGTCTCTCACTCAGGGGGCAAGGACTCCCAAGCCATGCTGGCCTATTTGAAGCGCAAGGGTCTGCTTCACAAGTGCGTAATTGTACACAGTGACCTGGGCCGCATGGAATGGGAGGAGATGAAGCCTTGGATTGAGGCCAACAGCTTTGGGCTCCCTGTACATGTGGTAGAGGCGGAGAAGGATTTTTTCGAGATCGCCAGGCATTATGGGAGGCTTCCCAGTGGCCGCCAGCAATTCTGCACGGACTTGCTTAAGACCAAGCCGATCACGGAATTCATTCACCAGTATATGACCGAGCACGGACTGAGCCTTGCTATAAATGCGACCGGCATGCGCGCAGAGGAAAGCCCACGGCGAGCCAAAAAGGAGCCTTTCACTCTTTCCAAGGGGCAGGGCACGAGTAAAATGCACATGCCCAAGAAATACCCAGAGCACACTGTCTATGACTGGATGCCTATTTTTGAGTACAGCGAGCTGGCTGTCCGTGAGGAGATCGCGCATGCAGGGCAGGAAATGCATCCAGTCTACGCCAAGGGATTCTCTAGGTTGTCTTGTGTGGTTTGTATCAATGGCCGCATCGGAGAGCATAAGCTGGCCGCCCAGCTTCGCCCCGAGCTAGTTAAGGAGATGGCCCAACTAGAACGCGAGCTAGGCAAGACCCTAAGACTCAAACAGCGCCAAGGGGTCAAGTACCCCAAGTACCTGGACGAATATTTGGCGATCTGAGGTCCATTGACTCGGTCCACTGAATTCGTGGGCCTAGGTGAGTGGACTTAACTAAAGGAGGCAATATGCTGTTAAACGAATTAAACCCCAAGCAAACCCAAGAGATTATTAAAATCATGGGAGTACAAGACCTAGAAGAGGCCCAAGGGCTCATAGATAAGGAGGATTACCTTCTATTGACTGATGAAGAGGCCCAAAAGGCAGCACGAGAGGAAATCACGAGGAGTCTTTGGGCTTTCAGTCCTAATTTCTTATCAGAAGCCACAGGACTCCCTCAGAAGGTTTTTGAGGCTATCCAAGCCAATGGGCTCTGCGAGGATAACAACGAGGCAATGTGGGCTCTTGTAAAAAGTACCTGCGGCTTAAGTCACCTAGTGGATGAGGCTATTCGCTGGGATGGGCGAGGGCATTTCTTAGCTTATTACGATCACGACGAGCAAGTGATTCTAGGCGACTCTAGCAATGAGTCGGTTTATCTTTACCGCAGATGAGGACTAGGGAGGTGTTATGCGTAAAAGGCATTTAGACAAGATAGAACAGCTCATGATGGATTTTGTTTTCTATGTGGCGCTGCCTGTGGTGGCGCTTATTCACATAGCCGCATTGTATTACCCTCCCCTGGGGCAAATGCTCCTAGGGAATTGACTTAAAGGCCTCCCTGGATAACGTAGCATTAATTAAGGGAGGCCAGATGCCTAAAATCAAAACCAAGAAAATCCATGTGAATCAATGGAACGTTAAAAGGAACGCTAAGGGCGAAAGTCCTCGGCTGCCTGTCTTCACTGTGAAGACATATAACAGCAACACCTATGGCCATGAAGTAGCTATAGAGGGACCGAGTCGGCTTGTGTATAGGCCTGATAAGCCTATGCCATGCGGAGCAAAGGCTTGGATAGAGACCCAAGCGCAAGTGCGTATCATAAACCAAGAGAACCAAGAGGAGATTATAGAATGAAAGACCCAAGAAAGACCCAAAGCATGAGGGAGAGATTCGAGAAAAGCCTAGTTCCCATCCCAATCTGCCCAATATGTGGCGATGGCCCCGCACTAGAGGGAGACTCTGCGCCTTGCGCAAGCTGCGGACAAGCCACAGTTCTGGGGCATTTCTACGAGGCCACACGAGATCGGCTCGTCTATTACCAAGATTATGAAAGGGCTTTTGAGCATTGGCTCGATGATTGGTACTGGATAATTCAGGACGCAAATTCAGAGTAAAAAAAAGCCAAGGGCAAAACCCCTGGCTCCAAAAAAGAAAAAAGCCCCTTATCAAAAGAGACAAGATGCAGTCAGAGAAATAGCGCAACTGTGCTCCTTTGCGCAAGTAATTATTGCAATGACTTCTCGGGTCGTGTTACCACTAGGTAACACAAGGAGAGCAAAGCAATGGATAATCACAAGAAAGCTGCTTTTGAGACCGATTTGGGCCAAAAAGCGCAAGTCTCTAGGAGCGAGGCGCAAGGGGAACGTGAGACGGTGTTAAACCTTATGTTGCGTGAGATTGGGGCCGAGGCTAATCAATTGCCAGAAACTAGCGAATATATGGGGTCATGTGCTGTGCACGTTTATAAACCCAAGGGAAACGTGCAATATCTGCATTTTCAATGTCAAGTGGACCCTATGCAAGAAGTCCCTGAGCATATTGCGGATAAGGCCTTGGTCGATCTCAAGGGGACATTAATGGAATTCTACGGACGCAAGCGACAGACCAAGAGGAGCGGGTTTTAATGCCTATCAGTGAAGACAAGCGCAAAAGTAAGGTGATCAGAGTCTCCCACGAGAATCTAAGCAAATTAGAAAAGTGGAAAGGTCCGCGAAGTGATTCGTGGAATAAAGCCCTAGAGGTGGCTTTAAATTCCATTAATACAAGTCCAGTCTACACGCTCCCTAGTTTGATTTTTCCGACCCAAAAGGAGGCAAGGCAAGCGGCGCTTGAGATAGGAGCGCGCGAAGGTGTGGATTTTGAGGAGATAGAACAGCCGGTTAAGATAAGAAAGACAAAATGAGCCTAGAAAGACTGAAAGACAAATATCCTTTTATTAACAGCAAGCCTTTTAAAGACTATAACGCAAGTGAATTCGCCGAGCATCTCAGGGAAATTATAAACCATACCCAAAGAGTAAAACGCGCGAAAAAGGAGGAGGCTAAAAAGAGGTCCGAGCGTTATAAAGTGGAAAAAGAGCCCATATATGTCACCTTTCGTATTACCAAGACTGGCAAGGGGTCTATTATCATAAGAAAACGCAAGCCTCCTTACATATTAGTCTCAGAACTGGAGGGGATTAAAAAGGAATTTCCCACTAGGCACAAGGAGATTGCCGAGGCCATAGAAAAGAGAGAAATTCCAATCAAAGAGGACCCCAAGAAAAAGGAAAAATGAGATGCAGAAGACTAAAGACTTTCCCGAGGCCTTAGAACAAGGCGAGGAATTCACGCCTCCCATAGAAGTCGAGAGAGATATAAGGGATGAGGCAGACGAAGAGATGCCGCCCGAGCATAATCTCTATATGCGCGAATTAATGGAGGTGGGTCTCACTTATAAACAAAAGGTGACTTGCTGTCTTATGTTGGAAGGGTTCACACCTAGGATTATATCGGCCAAGGAAGACGTTTCTATTTCAGCAATCAAGCAGCGCATGACTGCAATCTTAAGTAAACACGAGGTAACGAATAGCAGAGAGCTGATGGCGCTTTATGTGAAATATTACAGAGATCGCTATTTTGACTTACTGCAAAAATCTATAAAAGGGAATTGACCTAGGTGGTAACGAAAGGTTACCACCAAGACTCGATAGCTTGTTTAACCAAAAAAGAAGGAGGAAAGATGCAAGCAAAAAATGTAATTTCACAGGTGTTAGGTGGCGACAAGGCTGTATTGGATGATGTCAGCACGGTGGCCGATGCACGAGATCGTATGGGACTTAGCGCCGATTATAGCGCGACAGTCAACGGCGAGCCAGCAAGCGCAGAGACTGGGCTTCGAGACAATGATTTCGTCGCGTTTTCTCGTAAAGTAAAAGGTGGCCAGTAGGCCTCCGAGACCGAGAGGGGCGCGAAGCCCCTCTTTTTTTATCCAAAAAAAAAAAGAAAAGAGAAAAAAGAAAAAAGAAGGAAAAGGAGAAAAGATGCAAGCAGAGACGGAAACCATAGATCAAAATGCGCAAGCAGGTTATGAATCTTATTGCGAGGACGCGAATAATTTTCTGGATTCGTTTAATGTCGTACAGCTCATAGAAGGTGCCATCACAGAATTTACGACACATTCAGAGGAACCCGAAGGCAAGGTTAAGGTACTACGGACCGACAACGAGGAAATAAGGCAATTGACTCTTAACCATGGCGCACTTCTTAGTTATCCCATAGATATGTTGATCTCACTGATTTTAAGTGAAAACGAACTGCAAGATGAGGCGATGTTAGGTGGCGCGGTTGTAGCTTACCACGAACCTTCACTGGGCCTACATGGGGATGTTTTTCCCGAGGGGATTTCATTTTATCTTCCAGCCCCAGAGGAATTTTATTTCTGGAAAGCCCCTAAAGATAATGAACCTCAAAGGTTTGAAAGTGCCTTGAGGGAGAGTTTTTTAGCGGACCGTTTTATGTCGCTTTGTCGCCATGATAGAGGGTTTTACTTAACTCCAATGCAATTTCAAGGTTTGATGAATGAGAGGAGTTTTCGTTTGCGAGATCGGGGTGTTGCCGTAGCGCAAAGAATCCTAATTGGAGAAGATAGCTTGCCTATTGAATGGAAAACCGCATTGCCTAGGGCTGATTTCCTAGAAGCAAGAAGGCTTGCTGATATAACTGAGCTAGGGCGCGGCGCTTTAATTTCAGCCCTGGAGACTTTTGAAGGGGATACGAGAAAAGACTATCTAGCCTTTGTAGACAAAAAACGATTACTTCTAGTACCTAACAATAACCGCTCCATCGGCCATATATATAATTTTGACACTGAATCTTGGGATAGCGGTAAGATTAGAGAATCCCTCTTTAATCAATGTAAAACCTATCCGAGTCATTTTGTGATTTTCCTTACGAGTGAGAATATTCATGACCTTCATTATGTGGAGTCTTTTTCATTATATTATGAAGATGACTTAATCGAAGAGGAACGAGACCAATGGGATGAATGGATACGGAGTGGGTTTTGTATACGTTCGCATCATTGGTTCAAACAGTCATACCAAGAAATTCAATTAGCTCCTAAGCCACAGGAAGGGACTCTTGACTGGGCCTATCGAGAGCTAAGAAGGAAGGCTGCCCACGAGGACATAGAGCTGCTAAATTATGTGCAGAATATCACCGAGGCAGCGATGATCGTTACATCCAATTGGCATTGGGGAGAGATTTTCTTTAATGACCAAGGGTTTTTAAAAGTCAGAGAAAAGAGAGATATAAATGCGCTGATTTTCCAAAAGAGACTTCCCTCCGAATTTCTTGATTATAAAAAAGAGGAGGAAAAAGAGGAGGAAAAACAAGTCACCAAAGAACAAATTGAATCCTTTTTGGAGCAATCTAGTCGGCGCTTAGTTGCAGAATCCGAGGCAAGCAGAGAAGCCTATGATGCTCTAAACGTGAGAATTCAAGCACTCCGCAATGAGCTAGACTCCTGCACTAGCCAAGCAAGTGCTATTGCACAGCGCATGGGATACACGAGATCGGGCGATATGACTATGGCTGATGGGATTTTTGAGGATATAAAAGCACTCGCCACAACTGGTGTTTATGAATTCCTTGGGATTTCCGAGCGCGGTTATCTTCTCTTTAAAAACATATCTCCATTCTTTCTCAAGACTAGCGATGGAGAGGAGCGGTTTAATGTCCGTATTGGGCGGTTTTTATTCGAGGTCAATCCCTTTAATTACAAGGTAAGGTGCAAAAGTCTTGATCTCTGTGAGACTCCCACCACCGATTATAAGCATCCCTACCTCATGACCAATGATTGGCTTTGCTTTGGTGCCGAGGAGTCTCGACGATCTAAACTATTAGCAAGGCGCGATCTATATGATCTCATGCTTTTAGTGAGAGATCTTCTCACCTCTTTTGACCCAGGGAATCCCTATGTCTCTGATCAGGTTTTTATAGCAGCGCATAAGGCATGGGAGCGCGCAAAAGATATTGCAAGGCTTGAAGGCTCAGATTTTTCAGAGGCTCGCGCCGATTTTAATAGAGATATGGGGAATCGAGAACTTAAAGAGGGATTCTGTGATTACTACAATATCTACATCGGGGAATCCGGTGATATTCACCTCGGTAATGATGCTTATGAGATGACTGGGAGAGGCTGTCATTGGTACGAACATCCCTGGGATGACCCTTTTCATGCGGTAGATGATTATGAGGAGGAATGCGAAGATGACTGTTATATCTAAGAAAAAAGAAAAAAGAACCAAAAAGGAAAAAAGGAAAACAAAGGAGGCGATTAAAATGTTTTCGGATTTTAAAATTATACTGCCACTTAAAGTAAGGGAGCAGATACAGTATTGGGTCGATAAGGCCGATAACGAGTGTTCAGGACTTGGGGATGCGTGGCTTGATCTTGACAAAAAAGAAGTGCGTATCACACGAGCCTTCATGCTAGATCAAGAATGCTCTGCTGTCGATACGGAGCTAGATGAAAAAGCAATTGCCAAGGCTATGTACGAGGCCCATCAAGATGAATCCAATGGTATCAAGAGAAATATCAAATTCTGGTGGCATTCACACGTTAATATGGAGGTGTTTTGGTCTGGTACTGATACTAAGGCCATGGAGGAACTGAGTGAACAATCATGGTTTGTGAATATCGTTTTTAATAAGAAACGAGAAATGCTAGGAGCTATATCCTATCCCTATAAAAAAGAGGCTGTGGGATATATTGAGGAAGGCATAACCTATGACAATGACCTTAAGATCGAAGTGGAAGGTTCTATCTTTTCCGAGACTGAGATCGCAGCCATGGATAAGGAATTTAAAGAGAAGTACAAAGTGCGCACAGTGAAGACAACTATGTATAATGGCGGCATAATCACCGGCTACACATGGAAAAACGGAGTCTCGACTCCTATCTATGGGCCTAGTATGCCGAGCATGGAGGAACCCGAAGTGGGATACAATCCGCCAGAAGTGGACCCCAAAGAGATCGAGGCTTGCTCCCCTTTCTCAAACAGCCTTAAAGCAGGTGATACGCTAAAAGGTGTGGCGCTTCTTTACACAAGCCCTACACTGTTAATCGGTCGTACACTAGAGGAATATAGCGAGGTGGTTTTTAAAAAGCATTATCATAATTGCTGGTACACCTACGCTTGGGGCGCGGATGATATTGACCCCAAGGCTTATTATGCCATGCCCGATGATGTCCTTGAGATTCTCTTTAATGAACTTGATGATGTAGCCTACAATAAAGAGACCGTAGAGGTTTTGTTTGATGCCTACGAGGCCCGAACGGGTCAAAGCAATATCCCTAAGAGAAAGATCGAGCCCGAGATTAATGGCAACACATGGGATGATGCAGAGGGGTGGGATTACCGCGCATGGGGAGGTTTACTATGAGAAAAGAATTCTTAACTAGGCACGCAGACCTTCTCCCCTGGGAGAATCTTGGCCTCTCCATAGCAATCATTGGGGCGGGAGCTGTCGGTTCCCAGGTGGCTTTATGCCTTGCCAAGCTAGGCTTTGATGATATTCATGTCTATGATTTTGACACGGTTGATGAAGAGAACATGAATTGCCAATGGTACGGACCTGAAGATATTGGAAAACTAAAGGCTGATTGCCTTTTCCACCAAGTCTACAGAATGACTGGCACGGAAATTAACACTCATGCCCGGCGCGTAGAAGCTGGCTCAGGGCTAGAAGGAATGCCCGATATTGTTATCTGTGCTGTGGACTCCATGAAGGCTCGCGCGGAATTATGGGATGCTTTTGGGCGCGCGGCTAAGTGGTGGATTGACCCTAGAATGAGCGCGGAAGAGGCCTTGATCTATACGGTTAATCCCCGAGACCGAGCAGAATGCCAGCGTTATGTAAAGACTCTTTATAGCGACGAGGAGTCGGTACAAGAGTCCTGCACAGCCAAGGCTACTATGTATTGCGCCATGATGCTGGCCGGTCATGTGGCAAAATTTGTCAAAGACATCGCTGTGGAGGATTCACCTTCCCACACAGTACAATGGAACATTAAGCAAGACGCATATCTAAACTATAGGAGGACTTAATATGCACCAACCAACACAAGATGACTTAATTATGATTAAAGAAAATCTTGATATGTCTAACGCTGAGCTGGCACGAGCTGTAGGAGCATCTACGACTCAGGTAGTGGCTCGTTGGGTAGAGGGAGAAACATCACCTAGCCCAAGATTTTGGCCTAGTATCAATAAATTATTGTTACGACTAAACACAAAAGCCCAAAAAATTGAGGAGCAAGAGGCTTCTGTATTCAAGGAGGAGCAAGCCTCCACTAATACCGAGATTAATTGGAGTACCATTGGGCAAGCGGCATATCTTGTCGCCTTAATGAGTCAAAACGAGCGTTATGCTCTCGGGAAATTGACCGGATTTATTACTGAATAATACCATGGGAGAGGGGGCCATAGGCATGAGGTTCACTTTTATGGCTCTCTCCTCCCTTTCTATTCCACAAAAAAGAAAAACACCTTAGATTAAAAGACATGATGCTCCCAACACAAAGGAGCAACCATGAATAATTTCAGACTATGGCCCACCTTCGAGAAAGTAATCACCGAGCTAGGCCTTTCCGCATACGATTGTCACAAAGAAATCCCAAGGAATGATGAATACAGAGCCCTAGGTCATGGGGCGGGTGCAATCTGCATCGAGGAGGCCGTGACCCTTGGTGGGCTTCTAATGATTCACAAACCAGACATAGTGATAGAGCTAGGGACTGCATGGGGAGCAAGTTCTGTGGCCATGGCTTCGGTCCTAAAAGACCTTGGCAAGGGTCATCTTTATACCGTGGACCTAGCTAAGGATATGCCATTCACTAGCGCATTAGCAGAGAGGCATTCTCTACCTCTGACATATATCACAAAGACGCGAGGCCGCGACTTTTTAACGAACTTAGCTATTAAACCCAATCTCAGATATTTTGTTTTCTCTGACACGGATATTCCCCAAAGGCCTGGGGAGGTTAAAGAAGTTATTAGACGTTTCCCAAAAGGGAGTCTTGTGGCGGTACATGATACCTCTGACCTTCATCCCATCGGCCCAATGAACTTGCCTAAACACGTTACCGAGCGCGAAATTATAGAGCTGCCAAGCCCTCGGGGCCTTTCAATTCTTAAAGTTTAAATTCTAATCACCGATATGCCAGGGGGGCTATTATGGAACCACTTAAACCAGTGGACCCTAGGGGAGAGCTAAAAAAGGCTCGCCACAAGGGGTCTGTTGTCGATGAATCGGGGCTTTTTTTGAGAAAGCCTACGAAGCTGCATAGGCATACGTTTAATTATTTCTTACAGGGAGGAGGTCTTGGGGACTATATATGTCAGATGCCGGTCTTTGAATATATGGCTGAAAACATGCCTCATGTCGATGGGAGGCTTTATGCGAGGCCTCCTTTTCTTGAGGTGGCTGAATATATCATGAAGCCATGGCCCAAGTGGAAGGTGTATAATATCGATGACGCGCCCAAGATTATGCAGAAAGGCGAATTCATTTCATCTCCCACTAAATATCATAAATATATAAATCCCTGCGGAGCGCATCTCATGGATTTAGGCTTTATGTACTACCTCAACATGGATAGGCCTCCACAAGGCTATGGGAGAATGCCTGATCTCACCGGCTATTGCTCAGGCAAGGACTGGGGACTTCCCAAAGACTATGCGGTTATGACCCCAGGTTATACTTGTCTTACGCGAGCCACGCCAGCATGGGCCTTTAATGACCTATGCCAGTATCTTTTATCCCTAGGCATTACGCCGGTTTTTCTTGGGCGCGAGCACTTTGCAGATGCTGATGGAGGCTATGTGGCAGAGGACTATCATGCCAAGATCGGGGAAGGTGTGGACTTATCCCAGGGCATTAATCTCATGGAAAAGACAAGTCTTTTGGAGGCTGTGGAAATCATGAGGGGCGCGAAGATTGTACTAGGTGTGGACAATGGGCTGCTTCACTTTGCGGCCTGTACGGAGGTTCCTATCATCTTTGGGATGACGATAACAATTCCAAGGCATCGGTGGCCGCGAAGAGCCAGGGGAGATACCGAGGTGATTACAGTAAGGCCCGAGAAGTTAAGCTGCATTGGATGCCAGTCTAAAGTCCGGTCTGTGGTGGGCTCAGACTTTAAATATTGTCTTTATGGGGATTACCTATGCACCGAGGCACTTTTTGAGAATGAATGCGCCGACTGGAAGAATGCAATTGATATTCTTTTAGAGGATTTCTAAGGGAGCGCGTTCGCATCTCCGCGCACGCAAGTCAATAGCGGGTGGGAAGGAGTTAGGACCGAAGGATTAAAACACCCCCCAGGTATTTTCCCTTTCTCGCGCACGCAAGTCAGTAGTAATGGTTTTAGGCCTTAAGTTCTATAATCTCCTCTACCCAGTGGTTAGGTAGAGTCATCACCATGGAACACTTCTCGTTGAAGGGGTCAATTTGCATCGCGAGCGCAAGTCCGTGATCGGAGTCTTCAATAAGAAAACCCACGGTGGTTATTTGCTTGCAAGCCCTTTTTGGCCCCACAATATCTTCCCACTCATCAGAGCTTTCGGCATCAATCCATGTCACCTTTACTATGGGAAATTGCTTATCCATAGATATATCCTCCGTAAAGTGCGCGCCCCTCCAAGATGCTCACCTGCTCGATAAAGGCTTCTGTCTGGTTTTCAATTGTCACCATGCAGAAACATTGCTGCCAGCTCTCATGCCCTTTAACATAAGAAAAGACCCTTTGGTGTTCTTCACTCCGCTTGGTGCTACCAAGCCATCCATTAAAGAAGCAGTAATATTGCTTCCCACTTTTCCCGGTCCTCACAGCAACCTGCTGTCTATGCGAACACCCATAGATCGAGGATTCGTCTATGTCTTTCTCTAGGCTGGTCATGGCCCCATTTTTGGCATAACTTGGAGGGGAGTGTTGGATATATACATTGCTCCCTTCGATCCGATACCGCGTATTGTAGGGATAAAATTTGATACCCAGATCAACGAGACCCAAGAGCTTGTCGAGTTTGAGGACCTCGAAGAGTTCTTTACAGTTTCTGAGGATGAAGCGTTCCAGCCGATCCTCGTGGTTTCCGAAAAGGAAGATTATTTCTGTCTTGGGAAATCGTTCTCGGAGGTGCTGGAGCCAGAGCCTGGTATCTTCTATTTCATCCCAAAGGATTGTCCCTACCCCAGGGTGCTTGGGTCCGTGCATGTTGACGTTATACATGTCCATGAGGTCGCCATTAATAATAATCCTATCGACCTGTTGATCGTCTGCAATGTCGAGAACTAAAGCCACGGCTTGCTTATCATGGAAGGGGCGATGAAGGTCATTTATGACCAAGGTTTTAGTGATCACACCCAATTATCGCCAGTGGGCGCTTTTATTAAAATATTATGACCAAAAACTAGGCATTGGTCTTAATTGAAAAATCCTAGTAGCTGTGCCAATTTACCTGCACCGACACCAGATGCGCTGCCAAAAAGGGTTGATAAGCCCAGAACACGCAGCTTGAAGGTGCTAAGTTCCATCTCCACATTGTCAATCTTGGCAAGCATATAAGCCCGCCATTCCTTTTCATTATCTACTATTCTTTGGATTTCTTCGGGGTTCATTACGCCTCCTCTCAGATTATTTTTATTTTTTAAGCCCAAGGCCGCCAAGGATTGTGGAGCCTCCGCCGCCCCCAGAGGGTATTTGGTCATTTTCCTCTACATCAACAAAACTGGTCCGACTAGAACCACTCAGGTCAAGACCACTGCTTGATGGATCAATCTCAGAATCCCAAATCACCATTTCATTCAAATCATAGTCCCCGTCATTTCCTAGCATCGGCGCTGTGCAAGGCAAAATCTCACCATAACGAGGGTTATTAACAGTGAAATCACTAGCTGCACTTGCCGTGGCGGTCTCAATCTCTGTTCCATCAACCCAAAAACCAATACCCCCTGTGCCAGTCGTTCCATCCCAAGTCATGCAAATATCAGACGCTGTTCCGCTTGTTGCTGACCATGTGGCCGTAGTGGTGACATTTAAGAGATTGTTGCTTAGGGCACCACCCAGAAACCTCGCGCCAAAAGTCCCATCCGTATTGTGAACTAGATAAGCCCATGGCAAATTGGTGAAAGAAGTAAAGGACCACAAACCGCCAAGACTTGCTGCACCAGGGCTCCCAGTGTATTTTGGAATAACTCTGATAAGACAAGAAAACCCACCGGTCATCAGTGGAATGTTGCCAAGCCCCAAGAATCTGTAAGTCCTATAAGGTTGTGTTTGTTTGTCAACATTCAGAACTGTTGAACCGATCACCCCAGTATCTGCCGATGCAGTAAGCGCAGGCGCTGTGTCCGCGCTTAGAGCCATAGGACTGTGCGTGGTTACTACCGACGTATAGCGGGGCGCTAACTGGTCTGATCTATATGCAAAAGTAATCGCCATTATTTAAGACTCCCATCCAACCTAAAACCGTTTTCCTTCAAGATGTCCTCAGAGAGATCCCACAAGAGATCCTCTTGCACTTCATTTAGTTTAGCATGTTTTGAACTTCGCCGAACGTCCAGAAGTTTCACCTTCGAGTAGGCGCGAACATTCACAGCGTCCCTTTGGTTTCCGCCCAAGGTGTAGATATGATCTTTACTCTCTCCGAGCCAGAAACCTACATGGCCCTGCCACCCAGACTTCGACCCTCTCCAGAACACCACAATGTCCCCAGGCAGGGGATCATTCTTCGTACTGCGCCCCCAATTTAACCAGCTCCGAGCGAGCCGCGAATTGGTACTCCCCATGACCGTGCCCCGAACCCTCGTGTTCTCCACCACCCAACACATGAATTCCCTGCTCCCGCGACCTCCTTCGTGCCCACTTCCTCTCGCGCCACCTCAAGCAGTCGGTAGTTCCTAAAGTCTTTGCTAACCTTTTTTGGAGCGGGTACTAGCATTTTACTAAAGAGTAGATCGAAAAGTTTTCTAAAGAAATTCAAAATCGCTTCTTTCATTATCTCGCCTTACTGTAGAATTCGTTTTTCAAATAGGTTATTGCTTTATTAAACCAAGCAAACATCTCTATGACTTGGTGGCCTGGCGCGCTCACATGATTATGCAAATACTTAATGTCTTCTTTATCAGTGGTGTACATCGAAATTTTAAATTTCGTATCCTTGTGGTTTTTGCATTCAAATTGACGAACCTTCATATTCACAAGGCAGGTATCCATCTTCGGCGCTGGCCCAATGGTACACCCACTAAACGTGATCAATGCGATTAACAAGGTCATGGATTTTATCAAGTACAGCCTCTCTTTCAGCATTCGATTCGGCACTCGCCAGTTCTTCTTTGATTTCCTGCGCTTCTTTATTAATTTTGTCGTAACTAAGTCTCTTTCGCAGGAACAGGATGACCTCATCAGCCACCCTGTTTGCGAGTCTTTCAACGAACATTCCTACGATGCGCTGGAACCAGCTCATGGCTAACCTTCTTCGCCATCTATCCGATCTATTTGCTTTAAGACTTCTTCCCTGAGCATAGGAATAATAGCAATAACAAGGTCGTCATACTTGTTTTCAGACATCTTTGCAGAGTTTTCAAACCAGTTAAGAACCTCTTCAAGAACAAGAGCAGCGGCATCTTCGGCAAGATCCAATCCGCGTTCTTCGAGCTTTTTTAAAAGGTCTTTAGTATCGTATGCTTTTTCCATCATATCCTCCTTGGATGGGTTAATTACGTTTGAGCCACTTCTTCCAGATAGGCCACATATATTGCATCACCTTCGGTTGCCGCCACATAATAGTCGGACAAATTCACGGGTATCATATCATTACCCACCGTGGGCGGGGTTACGGTAAAGGGTGAATCACTTGTGATCTTAACACCATTCTTATTGGTGGTGGTCACTCCAGAATTTCCGACCCAGTTTCCTGTGGTGGCGGAGGCGGAGTCCTCGTTCACTCCAATCACAAGGGCATACACATATTTATCCGTAGAACTTAATTGCTCGGCGCTGTCCGTGCCTGTGGTGATGGCCTCGTAGGTGTATTTTAAATAGGTTGATTGATTAATGCTCATATTCCCTCCGTTGGAATGCCCACATATAGTCCCTCAAGGTACTAACGCGTACAATTATAAAAAAATTTTGACAGTATGGGAACGAAGGCTTTATCGTCAGAAGCCTAGTTACCACCGTGTAACCACTACAAAGGACGCAAAATGACCCAGACAAGCCAGGACGAAAGTCCTAAGCGCATGCTTTCACTTGAGAAAAGCGGAAGCGATTACATCGTCAACATTAACTCAAGTTCGCTGAGCTTGCTACAAACCTGCCCAAAAAAGAGCTATTACTCCCTTTATCGCAACCTTGTGCCTCGCGAGCCTTCTCCAGCCCTGACCTTTGGGACCGCGATCCATAAGGCATTAGAGATATATTATTCAGCCTCCAGGGAGGAACGTGCTCTTGTGCCAAATTTTAAAGAAAACATTATGCTTATGTGCCATGGCCAGACACTCGAAGATGAGTCATCTAGCATTTTATACCGAGCCACTAGGGGGTTCATTGAGAGTGCTGGCCCTCTGGCTTCTTTAGCCGATTCAGACAAGAGGTCTCTGCATAACGGAGGTTGGTTGCTTGGGGAGTATTTTGAAGCCAGGCAACACGATCCCTACGAGGTGCTTCATCACGATGGGGAGCCGCTTGTGGAATGCGGTTTTGAAACGACTTTAGTGGAGAAGCCGGGGCTTACGATAAATCTCTTTGGAACCGTGGACGCGGTTATGGAGAACAAAGCCACGGGCCAGATAGTGGTCTGTGACCACAAGACCTCTTCTGTGGTGGGGAATGATTTTTATAATCGCACAAAACCAAACCATCAGTACACGGCATATATTCACCTGGCCCAGCAATGCCTCGGTCTTACGACCGATAACTTTATGATTAATTGTTTTCAAGTGAAAGCGCAGCCCAAGACCAGTAGGGGAAAGGGACCGGACTTCTTGCACCTCATCACCAAGCGAACTCAGCGTGACATAGAGGATTTCACTAAGACCGTGGAATACTATGTTCGGCAGTACATTTCGTGGGTGGAGCAAGACTTTTTCCCCTACGGTCCTGTGGATGCGTGCGCGAATTACGGAAGATGCACTTATCTTGATGTGTGTTCGATTCCCGAGGAAATTAAAGAAAATGTGATTCAAGCGAATTATAAAGATAAGTACGCAGAGGGTGAGTTATGAAACTGAGAAAGATTGAGACCGAGCGTGTCCTTGGGGATAGTAATAAGTGAACGAGCAACAGAGGAGACAGAATGAAATTAAGCGAAGTTAAAACAGAGGACAGAGTAAAACTCCTCCTTTATGGAGACCCTGGAGAAGGGAAAACAGTGTTCGCGGCATCGTTCCCAGGCCCGATTAAGTTTTTTGATTTTGATGGCAAGGCGGATTCCGCTGCACTCTTTTTCAAAGATAATCCAGAGGTCTTGGAGAATGTGGATGTTGTGGAGCTTGCGGGAAACTTGGTGGAAGATCCCATCGTGAATCTCAACAAAATCATAAATGAGGAACTGATTCCACAGCAAAAGACCGGAGAGATGCACTTCAAGACACTGGTGTTGGATTCTATCACCACCTTCTCCAGAGCCGTGCTCAACCATATTGTAAAAACCAACCCTGGAATCAAGCGCAACCAAACAAAACAAGGAGTTCAACCAGGGCTTCAAGACTATGGAATACTCAAGCGAGAGTTTGCTAAACTAATCCCAGGCCTTCTCTCTTTGCCCTGTAATGTCGTGATGACCGCGCACATGGATACCCAAAAAGACGAGGTTAGTGGTGAGATTATTCGCGGCCCTATCATGGACGGAGCCTTTAGCGCCCAGCTTCCGATTTATTTCAAAGAAGTCTGGCGGCTTTATACAGAAAAAGATCAGCGCCTGGCACAGACACAAAGCAACTATAAATACAAATGCCGAAGTCAGATCCCAGGCCTGCCCAATCCTCTTGACGTTGGTGAAGGCTTTGGAGCTTTGGCAAAATACCTATAAGATCAACCGGGGTTTTACCCCATTAACTAAAAGGAGAAAGATATGTTAGTTAATCCTGATTTTTCAGATGCCCAGGACCCGATTGAGCCTGGCGAATATTTCGTTCGCATTGCAAAGTGCGAGCAAAAAACCAGTAAGAATGGGAATGCCTATTTGAGCTGGACTCTCAAAACCTTTAACGAGGAAGAAGAGAAGAACAACGATCGGGCCATGTGGCACACAACAATGCTTGAAGGTCGCGGAGCTGGAATGCTCAAAGACTTTGTAAAAGCCGCTACAGGAGAGCCGCCTTCGGGATCTTTTGACACCGAGGAACTCATTGGTCGCGAACTTAAAGTTGTCGTTGGTCAAGATAACGAGGGCCGCGCACAAATTAAGGCAGTTCGACAAGTTCAATAATCACTAACGGCAGGGGGGTAAAATGGCCATTGATTCTTCAAAATTATGCGTTCTTGTAGAAGGGCTTCCTCCTGCCGTTGGTACTTATAATAACTATCTTCTTGAATCCACTCTCATGGAAAGTGGCTTCACTCCCTCTAAGGTTCGCATTGAAAACACTTCGGGTGCTTTGACTGAGAAACTTAATTCCCATGACTATGATCTTATTATTACTATGGGAGAAGGACCTCTGCGCGCTCTCACAGGCAAAAAGGGTGTTGATAAGTGGAGCTTGTCTCCTCTTGAAAGCCTAAGCCCGTTCCGCTGCAAGAAAGTCTTACCCACTTTTGATTTTCTTCGCCTACAACGCCAGTACGAGTACCGTATGTTCTTCTTCCAGACTTTCGCAAAGGCTTCCAGGAGCATGTATGAAGGACCGTGGAAAAGAAAAAGGACTAATTATCGAATTTGCACAACGTTTGCGGAAGTCGAATACGCCCAGGAATTATTACAGGGACAGGATCGCCTGGCCGTTGATATTGAAACAAGCCGAGGAACAATCAATACAATTGGATTCGCCTGGTCTTCCAGTGATGCAGTTGCCATTAGATGTGAACCTGGATATTACGATGATTCCTTGCAATGGCGCTTGTGGAGTTGGGCGACTGACATCTTGGAAAACGGAAGCATTAAGAAGATACTGCAAAATAATGTTTATGAGGGAACATATTTCGCCCGGTACGGGATTCAAATGCGCGGAGTGTGGCATGATACAATGTGGGCTCAAAAGCTCTTATACCCGGAGTTTAAACAAGGACTGAATATTGTTGGCCAGCTCTTCACTGATGAGATTTATTGGAAGGAAGACGGCAAAGATTGGTCGAATATTAATAACTGGGCCGAACATCTTCTTTATAATTGCAAAGATACATCAAACACTTTTGAAGCCGCGCTCAGGCAGCGAGACGAATTAAAGGCGCGCAACCTTCTCTCTTATTATGATGACTATTTCATCCGCCTGGCCGAGCCACTTAACCTTGCGTGCTGCCAAGGCCTTCCTGTAGACGAGCCACTTCTAAAAGAAACCCACGCTCGCCTGGAAAAAGAGATCGAAGAACAGGTGGCAAAATTGCCTCCGAAGCTTAACTACAGGTCCCCAAAGCAGAAGGTCTCCTTTTTTGAGGAAAAAGGTTACAAGATCCCTAAGAAACGCAACGGGGCCAAGTGGTCTAAAAGCGTCGATGAGTTGAGCTTAAGAAAACTCAGAGCTAAACATCCCGAAGACAAAGACATAGACACTTTTTTAACACTGGCAAAACTGGAGAAGTTCTTCACATCGTATGTTAATTTCACTTACCACGACGATTCCATCATGCGATACACCCTGAAAGGTTCAGGCACGGAGACACTCCGGTTTTCTGGTGGCACAGACTCTTGGGGGCTTGGTATGAACCCTCAGACCATTCCATCCAAGGCTAAGAGATTCTTCAAAGCCCCCGAGGGTCATGTGTTTTTACAAGTGGATCTGGCTCAGGCCGAGTCTCGTTACGTTGCCTACAAGGCTCGTGAGATGAATCTCATTGAGATGCTTGAAGACCCCAAGCAAGATGTGCATAGTTTTGTCGCCTCTAATGCTTTCGGTGTCCCCATCGAACAGGTCATAAAGGAAAAACAGGAAGGCAATCCTGCCAAGCGACAGCTCGGTAAAAAGTCCGGCCACGGCGCAAACTATGCCATGAGCGCACACACTTTCATGGAACAGTGTTTTAAGGAGGGGCTTGAAATCTCCAAAGCCGAGGCAGAACGAATTCTAAGTACCTACCATCGGCTCTTTCCTGGCATAAAACGCTGGCATAATGAGATCCGAAAACAGCTCTATGATAAAGGTTGGCTTGAAAACCCACTAGGCTTTCGTCGTTATTTCTGGGGACGCAAAGACGACAACACCTTCCGAGAAGCCTATGCCTTTGAGCCCCAATCCACCATCCCTGCGATTACAAATCACCTGCTGCTCTATGCACTAGACAAGCGTACAGAGGGAGCTTTCGATTTTAATTTTCATTTGCAAGTCCACGATTCTCTCGTATTCAGCGTAAAGGAGCGTTACCTCAAGAGCCTGGCTGAACTATGCAAGGATACTTCTTTATGGCATCCTGAAATAGTCTTCCCTGCGGGCAAATTGGTCATCCCCACTGACGTTGAATACGGCCCCAACCTGAAAGACCTCAAAGAATATGAAGGATCATAATGGCCAGACACTACTCGAATTTCATCCAAGCTTTCGTTAAAAAACACGCTGATGGGTATGTGCCCAATAAGTTCTTCCTTTGGACTGCGATCGGTGTAGTTGCCGCTGCACTTGAACGCAAGGTGTGGTTGCCATGGGCTCTCCACTATGACGAATATCCAAACATGTATATCTTCCTGGTCTCACGTCCGGGGATTGGAAAGTCTAGTGCTATTCGTCCCGCAACCAAGATGTTACGAGATTTGAACAAAAACTACGCCCGACACATTAGGATCTTGCCCAGTAAGGTCACGGAGCCAAAGCTTCTGGACATTCTTGGGGAGGAATATCTTTTTGAATATGACGGCAAGTGGCTTAAGCATACTAGCGTTTTCTACCCAGCCTCTGAAGCCAGCGCATGTTTTCACGATCCTTATGGAGGATTTGCGCAAACCATTACGGCACTTTATGACGGCGATGATATTGAAAAGGCCACCGTGTCTCGTAAAAACATTGTCACCATCTCGAACCCTTGTGTGAACATTGTAGCTGGTTGCACGTTCTCCTACCTGGATCGCTTGCTTACCACAGAAGGGGTCTTGGGCGGATTTGCTTCACGCATTACCTATGTGGTGCATAACGAAGAGTTGGATCGAAAGTCGTCATGGCAGGGACGTAATGAGAAAAAGGATGCTTCCATAAACTATGATCACCTCTTAAAGGATCTTGCGGCCATCAATAAGATGCAAGGACCCTTTACCGCAGAGGAGGACTTCGCTAAGGCATGGGAAGAGTGGTTTCCTCAATTTGATAGGCAACAACAAAATGCACCCAATGAGAAGATTCAATCCCTACTGGTAAGAAAACAAACTGCGGTGAAAAAGCTCTCTATGATCCTCTCTGCTGCTGAATCCAATGACCGAGTATTAAAAAGACACCACTGGGATATGGCTATTCGTTTGCTGGATGAGGTAGAGGATACGCTTCCCGATATGATCCATAAAGGAAAGAGCAATCAAACCGGAACTCAAGAAGGAATTAATAGTGGCGTGGTGTCTATTCTTAAAAACGGCCCCATGAGACAACAAGACATTGTTGGTAAACTTATGGCCGTGGGGCATGATCCCGAGAAGGTTAAGAAAACCTTAGAGACTATGATGGCTCGTAACGATCTCCTAATTAAAGGCGCAAAACTCTCCTTAGTTGGAGATGGCGACGCTTATCTCTAAGGAACCTGAAGCACAATTTCTTATAATAAGAATGTACCCAAGCTGGGCCACGGAATGTGCCAGCTCTTCCACAGCCAGTTGCAAATCGGCTTCTAATTTATGGAAAGCTGTTCTCGTGGTGCCAGGATCATGACCTGTGGGATCTATAAACTTCATTATTGCTCCACATAGTTGTTACGCTCTGTAAAGAGTCCTGTCATGCCTGCTCGTGCTGGCGCACCCGTGTTACCGCCGAGACCTCTTTCTGTGACATAGGCACCGAAATTAAACAATGCTGAAAGAGTTTCGCGCATAGGTGCTTTATGATGTTCAGGCAATTTTTTTAAATAACGCTCTAAAGGAGCTTTCTGCAAGATCATCTTGATTCGCTCCTGTTGAGTGGACCCGAAACGCAAAAATGCGGAAGCGGCGTTGATGCTATGAGGACCGAATTTTCCCGTCACGCCAGGAAGCACTTCCACCATTTCGCCAAAAATATCCATGGCTTTGCCTTCGTTACCCTTAGCAACTTGGGCCTCAAATCGCTCGCCTAGGAAAAGAATTTTGTTGAGGTTCTTAACCCCGTTTCCTTGGCCATCAAAAAGAACCTCAGTGAACTCGTTACCAAAACGACCAAAAAGTTCTTTGCGAAACTTCTTTATGTTGATGACGTTATCTTGAACACTGTTCTCTACGACCTCGTCAATAAAGGCAGTTTTTACAGCATCCCATGCCTCGGGCTCGTGTTTACCCAGAAAAGCTTTAAGTCTTACCAAATTCTCTAAAGCATCTTTACGGTTGTTAAACATGCTTTTTACCAGACCCTTCTGGGTCATTTGGTTTTCAGAAAGAAGTCTGCCCACAGTGTCTTCTACCTGAATAGCTTCCCGGTAGCGCGCAATAGGTTCCGCAAAACTTTTCGCGAGGTTTTGATCTTGGGAAAGCTTCATGTCCACCGTGTCAATACGATCTTTACGCATGGCCTTGTTAAGACGAGCTATTTGTTTTGTAAACAGATTGGACTTTTTCCCATCGGAGAGTTTCCCAGTAAAACCATTCAGCCTTGTGACAAAATTATTAAATTCCACTAAGTCTTCTATAGTGGAGGGCTGCTTTGATTTTCTTTTCTTTAGGACAACCGTACCTGATCGGTATTGCTGAGCACGAGTGATAATGTTCTTCATCTCCTGTTTTACTTTCTTAACCCCGTATTCCGAGGCCGAGGTACCCGAGAAATTGGCATCAAAAAGCTCGTCAAAAGAATCCGGAAATGTCACAGAACCGTCCATATTTCTAATGAGTCGAAATTGTCCTCCCTGATCAAATAACTCATCGAGAACTTGAGCCGTATTCTGTGTTCGGATGTTAGTAGGGCCTTGTACAAGCTCGGCGCTTTTTAACATCTCGTTCATGGTAGCACCCTCAGAACTCTTCACTTGCTCAAAAAGCCGATTGATTCGTCCACTAATTTGTTTTGCTTTGCCCGTTCCTTTGGCTTTCATAAGCCTCTCGGCTTCTTTCCCAGACATTTGCAGAAGATTAGAAACATGATCGAGGATGCCTGTCTTTAAATTCTCGCGACTAATCTCTTGGAGTTTCAGCCCCTCTGGAGTTCTAAGCACAGACTCCGCCATGGCGTGCAATTCGGGGGCTTCTTGGCCAAGAATGAAGTTGGGAGAGATGCGCTCGTTCGTGCCAGGAATGGGGATCGTGCCAGGGGTTTGGTTGAGGATTTCAGCGCCTTCGGCAGCGTCGGAGACGTTTTTAAAGGATGTCTCGGTTGGTGGCGCGTCACGGAGTTGTTTCATCTCTTTGCGGAGAGTACGGCGGTTGCGTAAAAGACGACCTACTCCGCGAAACAATGCCTCAAAAACCATCGTAACTGCACCCTCATTGGCAGCTTCTTGCACGATCTCGCGCTGCTTTTGCCACCAACCTCGTTCTTTATCCGGAAGCAATGTGATGGGATCAATGTCAGTACCACCTCGCGAAGGATCTCTCTGTATCCCATAGAGATATTGCATGGTCTTGTCTATGGCGATTGATGTACCACCAGCGGATGCAACTCCTGCCACAGCCCCAGCAAGGGCCTTCAATACAGGTGGTCCGGGCGTGGCACCGAAAGCCTTCGTCGCGCCCGCAGTCCCCACCGCAGCCATCATTATCTCGCGAGATTCGTCGTACATAAGATCCGCAATAGGCTCAAAGCTCTCGGAGTCTAGTTTTTGAAACTCAGTGGCCCCCGGGGGACGAATAAGAAAGTTATCTGAGGTCTTTTTGACATTCTCTTTGCCATAGGCTTTTTTGAGAAAATCCATGCGCTCGGTATCCGAACCAAGCATACCCACAAGAAACCTATTTATCCGGAGTTGCCTGGGGTTAAGTGACTGTCCCGTAAAGGTCTGTTGCCCCAGGAACTCAGGATCTTGTTCTACTGGAACACCAAATTCTCCTCCCATGGAAACACTAGCACCTAGATTTGCAAGACCAGAAAGACCTCCGGATTCCTGAGCTTGTTCTTCCTGTGGCTGAGCCTCTTCTGGAGCAGGAATCTTTATCTCAGCACCCAGAGCTGATAAACCTTCTAAGCCCCCTGGGTTGCCTGCGGGTTCCCGGGGAACAGGATCTTCTAAACTGGAAGGCTGTTGAGCATACGGATTAGTTAATACCTCTTGCTTCATTACTGCTCCCTTGGCTTTTTCATCTCTTTGTCGCGCTTGCCCAACACTCTATCCACCAGTTGGTCAATCATGCCCTCTGGCCAGCCTTGCGGGGTAAGCGCATCCACGGCGAGCTTCTTAAGCTGTTTTCGATCAGGATTCTCTACATATTGCTTAAAAGGAGCTTGGGTCATCATGTATTGCTCCATGGATTCAATCAGCTCCTCTGGGGCAAAATCCGTGAGAACTAACTCGCGTCCTTTTTCCGAAGGAGTTTGAGGACGCTCATTCAAAGCAGCATCTAATTCCTCATCGGGAACATCTCGGTAGCTTTGGAATTCGCTCATGATCTGGGAAGGACTCTGCGTGGCTCCAGGCATGTCGGAAATACTCTTGGCTCGCGACATATATAGAGCATCCAATGTTTTCTGGCGTTTCTCGCCCAATTCGGCTGATAACTTCACGGCTTTTATAATATCGTTCACTGCATCTCTTGGAACTTTACCTGCGGCACGATTGGCTGCATCCACGGCACCTTTAACACCAGGACGACTGGCGATTAGCTCAAAGTCCTTGTCAGTGATTCGATTGTCTGTTTGCTTAACAATGTTTTTAATGGTGTTGTTAAGGAGTGCAAAGTTATTTGTTTTCTTGGCTTCCTCCAGGAAAGTCGCCATATCTTGAAGACGCTTAGTGGACTCTTCAATATCTTTCATGTCTTTGATATAGGTCTTGCCGAACTTGATCTTTTGTTTAACAAAACTCTCTTCGCGTTGGGTCTGGAACCGTTCACGACTTTCTTGCATCCTGGCTTGGGCAATACGCTCATTAGCAATCTGACTGATATTTTGATTCACAAAATTTGCCATAGATTCTGGATTTCCTGCAAAGACACCCGCAATCACCGCGCCCAGCTCCCTTTGTTTTTGTATATCACCCGTGCGGAGAGCCTGGTTGTAATCGGATGCAACCCCTACGAACTTCTCCATGTTGAACTGCTCGTCCTCATCCAAGGCTGCGAGCATCTTTGTATCAACATCCAATCCTAGGGACTGCAATGAAGGCTGAAGAACACTCTTGTCGTAATGCTTTCTCGCTTTGGGCGGAATCTTGCGTCGCCGAAGATACATGGTAGAAGCCAGGTTCAACTTCTGATTCTGCAACTGTTCACGATTAAGCTCTAGCTGCTCTCGCTGCCTTTGCAAAGCTTCTTTTTGTAGAGCAATTTCAACACCCGCCTGAAAACTCTTGGCGATACCTTCGCCACTTTCTTGGGTACTTCTGCTAGCTTCTTGAAACATCAAATCTGCTAAAGCCATTACTTATTCCCTTTAGGTTGAATTTTTCTCACTCTCTCCAAAACACTTTGAAACTGGATCTCGTCGTCAAATTCTTTAAGGAGACCTCGAACCCCTGGCATGTTCCGATACCCATTACCAAACCGCTGCTGTAAGGCCCTGCGCAGTCGATACTTCCCTACAGCATTGGGAGGAAGTTCCTGCATTTGATCAGGACCTATAATATTGGGAAGGTCTTTAAGAGTCATAGAACCATCCTGGGGAGCTTTCCCCATGATCTCGCCTAATGTTGGTTTCATGTCCTTTGGTCTCATTCCTTGTCCTTTAATTATCCGTAAGGGTTCGGGCCACCCCAGAAGCTATTAGCACCTTGGCTAAAAGTTCCAGGATTATTGGAAAGGTATGAAGTTCCTCCCATTGAACTTCCCGCTGCGCCAGCCGCTGCTGCACCAGCAGGACCTCCCGCGCTGGCACCCATAGCCATCATTGCCAATTGCAGACCTTGGTTTATGAAGGATTGCTGACCTTGTGAAGCTATTAGATTTCCAACTTGATTAGAACCAGCTCCTGCTGCAAGACCTTGTTGCGCATTCATGAGATTAGCAAAAGCTCCTTGTTCTAAATTTGCGCTAGAAATTGCGCGATCCAAACCGCCTAATCGTGTATTCGCCATCCGTTGCGCGCGATCTCCAAAAGCTTGCCCAAGTGCCCCCAAGCCACCGGCAGCCGCATTTTGCGCACTAACACTGGATGTAGCACCCTGATTAGCAATGCCCCACAATTGATTGAGACCCCGCTGCCTTTGTTCTGAGATTAGCATATTGGTTTCAGCATCGAATTTATTGAGAGCTTGAATACCCGCAGTTGAGGTTTCAGCACCAGGCCCCATTTGCTCACGAAGCATATTCACCACATCCTCGCGCTGCCGGGCTCTTTCTTGTCTTACGGGATCTAAGAATTGAGACTCATCCCCCCTAAGAACAGCTAGAGTTTGTTCCGCAGCCTCTATGACTGCCGGATCAATGTTAGCCAGCACTTGCTCCTGTCTTTGCAGAAACTTTTCCTGACTCTCCATTGCCTTTTCAAGAGCGGCTAGTTCTTGGGGACTGTCCGCAGCTCTAATAGCATCCGCAATACCTTGCTGAGTTCTTTGCCCCGCTTCCTGAGCGACTCCTAGCCCCTTTTTTCCCATCCCCACGGCAGTTCTCAATTCCGCTTCACGCTGCTGAGCCGCTTTCTTTGCTGCTCTCGCCGCTGAACTAGATCCCGTTAGTTCCCCAATAGTATCGTCGTAAAGACCACCAAAGCCACCCCGATCCGTGCCGCCTCTACCGAAACCTGGCCATTTTGCGAAAGTGTCGTCCCAAAGACCTTGAAGGCCCCCAGCATCGCTACTGCCTGGCCCTATCCCAAACATTGCTCCTACGTCCTCGAAAAAACTCGCCATTATGGCCTCCCCTGGTTATGATGAATTTTATCACAACCTAGTGTTTTATTCATAAAATATGCCCCAAGACTTTTGTACAGCATTAAACGCTCTGTATGGGCTTTTCTTCGATTATGAAACGACAGTCTTCAAAGCTTGCTGTACCTCCACCAAGCACAGTTACAAGCGGCTTAAAAGTCTCATCACCATAAGCAGCCCCTGTGACAGTAGACACATAGTCGTCAACATCCATAGTGTGATCAAGATGCACGGGAACATACACAGCAGCTAACGTACCCGAACTGAGCTGGTGATAGTACGCATGAGTCGCAATATTCCTATCCCCTGCGGAGCCCTCATACTCTACTCCGTAATAAACCGTCGCCGAGGTGCCTGCAATGTTGTCGAATAATATATAACCATCCAGACCCACGCCACTATCGGTACTTAGTCGTAGGTTAATATTACGTCCCTCTCGTAAAAGAAAGTTAAGAGTTGTAGGGTTTCCTCGACCTGACGCAGAGGTATAAGTTGTAGCAGGAAGTTCGATTTCTTTTCTACGATTCAGTTGAATATCATCAGGAGCCACAAAATAATCAAAAGAACTTGCCCATGTTCCTGCCGTAGTATTGCTGACTTTTCCATAAGCCACCGCTGCGCCGTCACGCTCATCAGAGGCCCCTGCACCAGTAAGAGCATACAAAAACCCTGCATCTGAGGTGGCATCAAGAGCATAAGCACTCGGAGCGTCTTGTGCATATAAATGTTGATGCGAGCTTACGGCCAATTCCACGGCCACACCACCTGCACCAGGAACACAAACATGAAGAACCACTGAATCAGTGACCCCGTCTTGGTGATCCAGCGTCGCTCCCGTAGGAATATCAAGCGACATCCAATAAGGAACATATATGGGGTTTTGCTGACCATTAGAACGTCCGTGAGGTTTAAAAGGACTACAATAGTAATCAAGACTTGTAGCTGACCCAACAGTTGTTGACGTAGCATAAGACGTATTTGGTCTATATTTATCTAAGGAACAACAATAGGCAACCTGAGATGCCACGATTCTATATTGGAATCCGACGCAGCGCCAGGTTTCATAAGGATGGTAAAGACCTAAACGAGTGGCGCGAAGATCCATGGGAGCTTCTGTGTCTAGCTTAGGCACCCCTTCTTCTGTGATGTACATGAAATACATTTGGTCAGCCGCAGCAGTTCCAGACACTAAGTCTGTGTCATCCCAATCCAGTGAATCCACTTCTGTCCGCGTAGAAACAGTGAGAAGGTTGCCGTAGACTTCAATAGCTCCAGAACCCTTGAGCATAACGCGATCCTGGTCGGTCTCGTCATTAATAACCTCAAGACTATTGTGTCCTGTGGGAATTTTGTAGAAATCCATAGAACGTGCAGCCACACAGTTATCATTTTCATCGCAAATGACATATCCGAGGTATACGGCATTAGAACTGTTATAGGTTGCCCCGTCATAGCTTTTCCACTCCTGGGTAGAAATATCAAACCAATAATCACCCGTGGCAGGTGAAGCAGGCTCGGAGTTTCCAACCACTGGTTCATTTTGCGTAATAGAAAGCGTCCCTGAAGTGTCTAAAAAAACATGGTTTATACGCATGAGCGTGATCGTGTCGTTGTCAGCGAAAGTGATCGCAGAATAGCCCGCGCCATTCTCGTCAAATCCTATTCCGCGAACAACCTCTTGAATCTCGCTAGCACTGGAATTGTAAACGCCCAGAAAGTATTCATTAGTGGAACCGTTATTTAGGCGATAGGCCGCCAAAACACCATCACGTCCAATAATGTTCGCCCCAACAGAGTCTACAGGAATTCCGCCGCCATAAGTTCCATAAAATCGTGTCCACTCTTGGTCCGCAAGATAAGCAGCATCCACAGTAGCAGTGTTGTTTGTGGTCGGTGCCGCTGCCGTAGTAGCTTGCGTGATGTCAGTATCCACAGAGTATTCCACACCACCTATGGAATACCGGAGCGTAGTGGTGGTTGCGTTCACTGTGAAGCCCTCGCCATTTCCCTCACCCGCAGGAGTGATTAGATAAGACTGAGCGGAGTTGCTCGTGGTTTGGCCCGAGACCAGTCGCGCGTTTGAGGACACCGCACTAAATTGGGTATTAAGAGAAGCCAGTGTAGTGTCGGGAAGGTTGTACCAATAAGTCTCCCCCTTGATGGCCGCAATTTCGTAGCGAAGCCGCTCAATCTCACCAGCGAGATCCGTGGGAAGAGATGGGCTCCCAGGAGTTCCCGGGTCAGTCTGGGTTTGCATTGCGGATTCGTTGAGGGACATGTCGTCCATGCCCGCTGGAGTAAAGTTATCCAGGATGTTATCAAACTCCGCGTTAATGTCTGCTGAATTTAATTTCTCCGTAATCCATGTTTTGAGTCTACTAAACGTCGCTCCCATTTTCTCTCCTTAGAAAATACTAAATCCTTCATGAGCTGGCCTAAAACCTACTGTTAATGAGGCTATTTGAAAACTCTGGTTCGAGCCTGCATTGTAACACCTAAAGCTTATTCTTCTACCCATTCCGTGTAAAGGAATTGGATTGCTCAAGGTTGTGTATTGTCCAAGACGATCAGTACCCAGTAAGAACTCACCTGCGTAATCTTCAGAGAGCTGCATCTTGGTGCTTGTGGTTTCGATGTATTTACCATCAATGTAAACGTCGATACTGAGGTCAAAGTCCCCTTCTTCCACGAACTCCACCCAGAGGTAATCAAAGTGTTTTTGTTTTACTGCCAGCTCGGGGGAGACATCTTTAAAATCGGTAAAAGCTGTCTGAAAGGCTCCCTCGTAGGAGGCTGTGCCCTCTAACCTATCTTCATCATTCATGAGATACACATAACCATCCGCTCCCCCGTAAATAGGGCGACTGATGTCGTTAATGTTCTCGTAAAGAGCCAAGCAGGTGGGCGATCCTTTTTCTAGGTAAGTAATCCGAGGAAAATCACGATTAAGGTCAATGCAAATGAGCATATCATTTTCCGTGGTGTAGGTGCTTCGGTAGGTGAAGTACACCCGCTTGAGTTCCTCGTCATATACAGCATGTTGGACTCCTAGGCCCGATGGATGAGTTGTTCTTCTCAGGAATCGCTCCATTTGAGCTAAACGGAAAACATCACTAGATTCTACGTCACCCAGTTTCTCTGTGGCTCTATAGGAAGTCACCGTTCCGGTGCTATTACCAACAAAGAGATCGTTGATTGGATTTGTGATGGCGTTCGGGGCTGTGAGGCCAAAGTTGCTTGAAAGCTTTCTCCAAAACCAAGCCTCAGAGTCCGCAGAAGAATCATCCAAGTAATAAACAAATTCACCTTCTTTGAAGGCAAAGAGTCGGCCTTGGAACACATAAGCGCCCACAATGTCGCCGCCCTCACCCGGAAAGATGTTCTGAGTCAGGAAGTTAGACTGGAAGTTCTCGTGATCTCCTGTGTCCGAGGCATAAGCTCGTTGATCCTGGAAAGCCCAAAATCTATTCCGATGGGTGACTCCGCAACGGGGATAATTATTGGTGGTCCAATCCGCCGCAGGCTTGGATATGTCAGAAAAAGACGTTCCATCTCCTACCAGAACTTTGAGTTGATTTTCACCATCTGTGAACAAAAAGAGCCTTTTGTCTCGCCCCGCAGTCTCGTTCCCACCGGGGATAAACTGGGATCGCGGCGAGGGGTTTGTTAGCCCTGTTGCAATGGCCGTAGAACTGTTAAATGTTCCATCGCCAGTGTCTCTATAAATATTTCCATCCGCACAGACCGCGATCATTCTTTGGGTCACTATGTCGGGTTGCCAGTCAAATAGGGCCACAATCTTTGCGAGTTGATTATTAGGGTTGTATATCCTTGCTCCTGGGGCTTTTTGAACGAGACCCTCTGAGATTATGATATTCTTGGCCTCAATAAGAGCGCCTAAAGGAAGATCCGCAGGTGATCTATCGGTGAGAAGACCGAAGTCTCCAAGTCGTATTGTTGCTACTGCTCCCCGGTATGCCATCAATCATCCTCATATCCATAAAGAAGCCGTCGCCGTTTCTGGGTCATTAGATCGGGACGAGCAACCACTTGAGCATAATTGACCCCAACACGATTTTCAGTTTTTCTATAAGACTTCTGCATGGCCGCGAGTTGGTTTCGCGCCATGGGTAGGTATTGCTGAACACGATCATCATTCTTTTGCATGCTCAGGTATGCGGCTGCTCCGTGAGTTAATATCTGCGACCATTTACGAGGCACCAGAGGAGCAGAGTAAGCATTATCATAAAGATCAAGTGGCTGTGACACATAGTAAACCTCGATGCGTTTTTCCTCGTTGGGATATTTGTTAAAGCGAACTTTCATGTAGCCGTCGTCACGCTCTTCGACCACAGTAAAATGAGTGGGATTGCCTTCTCCTACATTGGTGGGCGGATATTTAGAGTAGAACTGACCAATGTCTATTCCAGAGACTTCTGTGTTTGCTTTGTTTCCGTTTTGGAGAAACATGGGCTGACTGAGCTTTGCAATTGCTCCCAAGGGTCGTTCAGATGTGTAAGTAGCCGCTCCGGTGTGATCTGTAATCGCGAGGCCAAATGTAGGCAAAGATGACACATACACGTTTGTCCCACTTGCTCCCAAAAGACTAAAGAGGCCATCACCCCCACCAAGGTCTGACGTGATGGAGAATTTTCGGGTGGAGCTTGCATAAGAAACAGTGTAAGTGCTTGCGCCTTCAGCGTCTAGTTGAGTTTTGATTTCTGTGGCGAGACCCGAGGGAGAGTAAGTGCCCTGTGTAAGTGTGGCGGTGATTTCAGTCCCTGCGGTGGTCTCGGTGAAATCAATCTTGTTGTTCGTGGCGTTGATGACAATAGTGTCGGGTACGAGTTCGTAATCAAGCTTGAAGGCCTCATAAGTAAGTCCTGAAGCAGAATCCAGAGGATAATTAGCATCCAGATTAGCAGAAGTAGCGCCCGCAGAGTGTGTCGCGATTTGGTAAATATTGTCGTCATTTTGAACCTTGATATGCCAGCCTTCAAGAGAATTTGTGGGTGCAACCGAAAATGTTAGACTTGGACTGCCTTCGGTGACTTGAATCGTACCTGTTTCAAATTTGGGCTGGAGTTCCAGAATGATAGGATTTTTCGCCATAGCCCAGGGCCACAGCTCATCCACATCGGGAGAAATATCAGTCCCCCCAGTGAGGAGGGAATGATGAATTCTATTAAGGTAATAAAGAGCATCCGCCTCGAAGGCAGAGTTGCCATTAGTAATCTCTCCACAAAGGTCGAGGATCTTGTCCACATAATCAGCAGTAGTGCGAAAATTAGCCATGATCCTCTCCCCTCAAGATTACTTTTTCGTAGGCGCTTTCACCTCTTCTTTAGGCTTTGCCGCTGTTTTAGATTCTACCTTTTTTACGGAAGCCTTGGAAGCGGCATCTCGTGCAATAGCTGCATCCCCTTCACGCTCCTTTTTGATAGCAGTCAGCTCGGCTTGCAAACGTCTGTTCTCTTGTTCAAGAGACATTTGCTGAATAGCCAATTGCTCATCTGCTGTCATAGGAGGCTCAAAGTCCTCGTGCTTTGCACCAATAACGGGTTCGCCGCTCTCTGAAAGGCGGCCAGCGGGTTCGCGGTTCTCATACCAGAGATTTCCGGAGCCTTTTGGCCATTCAAAATAGCGTGTACCCTTATGTACAAAAAGACGGTAAGGATTTACCTTAACCACCCGCTTTGTACGCTCATCACGATGATGAACCACATGGGGATCAAAGTCCCCAAGGGCTTTATGCTGTTGGTTTTCCATTATATTTCCTAACTACCGAACCATTAGGTTTTAATTACCAGCCAATAACCTCTACAAGTAAAGTAGTAGCGGCAACTGCGTCGGTGCCTGCAACAAGTTCGACCGCTGGAGCATCAGAGGCGTTGTTATTGTCACCCTGATAAATGCGGAGTGTTTCCGCGCTCTTGTCAAACTTGTACATGTAGCCGTCGCCAGCATTGTCTTCAACGAACATCAAAGACTCTAGTGCATTAGGGCACCCGAGATCACCTTTAGTGAGGGCGACACCACCACTAGGGTAAGTGTCGGTTCCATCACCAAATTCGATTTGATAGACGGCCCGATATTTCGAGCCGCCTGTGAGTTCGTCCTGACCTTCTTGCTTAGTATAGGTGAGATCACCTGCTGCAATATCAGCCATTCCTTACCTCCCTTACGCCGAAGCCGTTAAGTTGTCCTGGTTTCCAGGAACTTCAGGATCGTCAATGCAAAGCATCCCATAGTACCCATCGCCAGCGGCTGTACCCGCATCAGCAGCCTGAGTGACATGCTCTAAAGCAACTGTCTCACCAGCAGCAATTGCTACGGGAGTATCCAGGTCAACATACATGATAGTACCTGCGGATGTTCCATCTGGGATGGTGATTTGGTCAATCAATACTTCACCAGTGGCGCTACCTTGCGTAGGACGACGATTGAATTCCACTACAGGAGCGGTGGTATCGGCAGCAACAGCAACCGCTACGTTAAACATAACTCGCTTAATGTAGCAGGGCTTTACACATACCATCTCACCGTGAACCGCAGCAGCAGCATCAACAGCCTCAATGTCCAAGGCAGCAGAACCAGCAGGAATGAAGTATTCAAACATATTATTTGAACGTTCGTAAGCCATTTCTATCTCCTTATTATGAGCTTGTTAAGTGAACAACGCGGGCTTCGCCTGAGTTGGCACTATCTTTCCAAATTTGGTCGAAACCATAAATTCCGTACCATGCAACACCTTTAGAACGACCGTAGTCTTCAGATTCCTTAGCGCGAAGCTCAGGATCTTGAACAACAGCCATGCAAACAGGATCTGCACCAAAGAAAACACCTTCACCGAGCACAGAGCCAGTACCTTGAGAAGCCGAAAGGGCTGAGGTGTGGTTCTGCTCAACGAAACGGATGTTTTCGATACGACCGATCTCCCCGTTGAACTTGGCAGAAGGATCAGTGTACTTCTTCCAGTCAACCCACTTGGGATCACTCATGAGGCCACGCTTGGCCTTGTAAGAAATGATCGCAACGTAATCATCGCCCATGTAAGGAGTGATGTTCAATGTACCGTACATGTAGTCGCGAATTTGCTCCACATGGTACATGTTGAGGTTGCTAGTAGCGGCACTAGAAGCAGTACCATCGGTATCAAAAGTGGTGGTGGCAACTCCGGTAGGAATAGCCTTTACCTGACCAGCTTTGAAGGCCGTGGCTGCGCTGATGTCCATGCTCAAAGAGAGCTGGTCGCGCAATTTCATTTGAATAGCGTTTTCCAAGTCAAAGTGACCGAGGTCAACCGCCAAGCTAGTGTATGGAATGGCTCGACCGCGCTCAGCAACTGTGATTGCTTGAGTGGACAAGCTGATTGTGTCCTCTGGAATACGCTCTAATTCGTTCAGAGTATCGTCAGAGGGAACGGTGATGTTTGATACACGAGTAATCGTGATAGACTCACCTTCCTTACGTCCATAACCTGGCTCAGGCTTCACAAAGGTCATGAACTTAGCCTGTTCAATAGCGGCTTTGCGAATTCGTGAACTGAGGTCATGGTTTTTATACACGCCCGAGGGTGCATCTGCTACCCAACTGTGTTGTGCCATATAAAACCTTCCTTAGTTAGTGCGGACAACACCCTGTTGCCGCTAGTTAATCACTATCTATTCCTATGCTGTTTAACTTGACTAATAAAATCAAGTGGTTTGTTCTCTTTTGTTTGAGAAGTTTGCGGGGTTACCGGAATGTTACCACCTGAGCTTGGTCCGGCCTTTGTCTGGGGTAGTTCGCGGGTGGGTTTTTGAGCTTCTACGAAATTCTGGAAGCGTTCACGCACTTTCGTAGCCACAAAGTCGTATGCTTTCTCAGGATTTCGCCGTGCCATGGCCGCGACTACTTCCTGGTTCTGGTTTGCGACAAGGTCCACAATGTCACGCATGTCAGCCAAATCAGGGTGTCGGTTAGTAAAACTGTTCCAGATTTGCTCATTTCTCTGAGCTTGCGTTTGTTGCGAGGTAACCTCATTCATGACCTCCTCTTTGATCTTTTTTCGTTGTTTATTAAGATATTCTACTGGATTTGCATAAAACTCATCCATGTCCATTTCAGGGTCATCTTGGGCCTGGTTGGCAAGTTGCTGGGGAACATGGCCAGGATTCTGGCGCATCATCTCTTGCATGGTCTCAAGACGAGCTGCTTCCACCATGCGCTCAGCCTCAAGCTCTGTGTTGCGGTTTTTAAGGTACTCGAAAGCCGCCTTCTCGTCGTTGAACTTCTGCCCGTCTACCTCGAAATACTGTTCTTGTTGCTGGGGAGCTGCTTCCTGTTCCTGGGGCGCTGCTACCTCTTGGTTGCCCTCGCCTGTAGGAAGGTCGCCAGAAGTGGCATCCCCAAGCGTTCCACTTTGCTCTGATAATTGGTCTAATGTCTCGCTCATTCTTTCTCCTTGGTTAAGCGTTCATAGTTTTTAAGTTTTGCATTTATGTCATCCATAATGGATGAATAAGCACTACATTCCGCCACCAGAGCCAAATTAGCGGATTTTGTATTTCTAAAATCACCTACGAGACGACGGTAAGCCATCTCTTTTTTCTGTTCCAACATAGGAAGGAGAACACTGGCGACTAGGTGAAGTTGCCGGTACTCGTTAAGCTGTTCTTGCGTGAGTTCCTTCTTTCTCACTGATTACCTCCAGGAACTTGTTGCCCACCAAAACCCTCGGGCGGAATCGTGGCTGCAAAAGCCTCCGCTAACCCGCTTTGGGTATTAGTAGCCGCAGGAGTTTGGGACATGTCGGTGTTAGGACTAATTTGACCTCCAATACCCTGAATCCCCCCTGCGGCTGGTCGGTCAATCTCGATTTTATGCTTATCAATGTCGAGAGTGGACATGATTTCTCCAAGAAGTTTACCCATGTCGTATTTTTGAATAAATTCCTCGATAAGAAGCTCGGAGCTTGCAATGGTTTGTAAAAGAGTTGTGAACTTCTGGAAATCTTGGGCACGAGCCAGTGTCTGAGAGATCCCATAAACTTTGAACTTAAAACCTCCCACAGTGGACACGAAAATGTCCTCAGGATCAATCTGGCTGAGTTCCGTTCCACGCTTCTCACCAAAAAGAGAAACAAAGATGTCTTTGGAAATCATGTCCCAGTTTTGAGCAATCATACACCAAGCCATTTCTAATTCAGGAGTGATTTGGTTTTCCTCAATCTGCTTTGAGATTCCTTGAAACACACTGGTAATGGTTTGAGACTGCTCCACGACCTCAGTGGCCTTAACAGCGCGATCCGGTAAAACACCCGAACGAAGGTCTGTGGTAAGAGCAGAAGAGTTGTACTCCTGGTTCAAAAGATTGAAAACGTTGAGAGCATCATTGGGAACATCCGTGGCCTCTAAGGGTTCCATCACTTTTGCCCCAGGAGGCAAAGAAGATTTTACAAGAAGAGCAATTCCGGGAGGGATTCCATCAGAAACTTGCGTCGGATCTACTAAATCATCCACACGAACTTGCGAGGGAGCATGAACCTTTTTAAAGGCGGCATCAAGAATGAGATTGAGCATCTCAATAAGAGTGTGATTGTGTTTAGTGGCAGCGTCCATAAGAGCGATAGGCCAGACAGCTCCATCCACTTCAATTAAAGGTGTGTGATTATAAGGGTCTTTTTGGTGCCAAAGAGGGTTTGGAGTGGGTTTGCGAATCACCTCAGTATCGTTAGCCACGGTGAACACAATATTCTCGTAAAGAAGCTCACCATCTTCGCCAACAATGTCTCCCCAATACTCTTTGATGCGAACTTGAGGACGGTGGGCGCGCTGGGTGTGGTCGTTAGCTTGATCTGTTTCACGCTCCTTGTCCCGACGCTCATAGGATTCCTCATTTGTAGCGGTAGAAAGACGCTTAACGGCTTCGAGATCATAGATGGCATTCTCACCGCGAGCTTTTTTGTAAACCTCGTGAAGATCCATCCACATTTCTTCAATAACATAAAGACCTTTTCCCGTGGGGTCAGGATAGTAGTTAGCACCCCGAACGCGATCAAATTTAAGCTGCCAAGTTTTGTCATCTACAGCGAGGACTTTCTTACTATAGTCCTTACCCTTGCCAGCCTTTTTGAGCTTGTATTTTTGCTTAGGAATAAGTTCCCCATGGGTCTTGGAAATCATAAGACCCCCCAAAAGACCACGCTGAACTAGCGAACCAACATGGGAGAAATATTTGGCCTGCTTGAGCATGAATGCTAGAAGTTTTTCCGCCTCATGTTTTCTAACAGGAAGAGTTTCCTCAGGCTGTGTCCCATCATGCTGGTATTCAATACCAAACCATTCTCCCAGATCAGCCAAAGCTTGTTGAAAAAAAGATTTCGTGGATTCCACAGACATACGCACCTTGGAAAGGATTTCCGTGCTCTGACCCTCGTTCTTGTGAGAGAAATCGTGGCGCATGTGGTACATGTCATAGTTAGCTTCATCTAAGCGCATTCGATTCTCTTTAACCGTGTCAGCCTCGTTCCAACAAGACTCCATGTATTTGAGCATGTCTGAATCAGAATGGTTTTTTGGTAGCATTGTTTATCCTTCCTCCGCCTAGGGCGAATCCGTAATGAGGTGTCGGAATCTTTATATTATTGTATCGTGCAATCTTTCTATGCGCTCCACAAGCCAAATATTGAAACGCATCATGGGGATGGGAATGGGAATCTTTAATAGGACGAGGTTTTGAAGACTCAATATCAGTTTGTTTATTCTCATAACGATACCCACCTGCAAAACCTTCCAAGAGAACAGGCACACCAATGGGATCTAAAAGCAATCCTGGACCATCTCTGTCTATATATAGTAAGAAATGTTCCACACCAGACTTCCTAGCCTCAAAATCAATCGGACCAGGCTCGATATTGATGATTCCGGCAGAATTTCGCATTTCTTGGACACATGTACGGGCATCAGTCTGCGCTCGCTGGAATCCCGCAGGGTCAATGAAATGAAAATGGTCTTTTTGAGGATTATTCCACTCCGGATAACGGAGTTTTACCTCGTTCATGACTTTTCGAGAGAAAGTATTGATCCCTTCGTTCTGAGATACCCATTCTTTTAGGACAATGAGCTGATTTCCCCTCATCTGCGCCATGATACAAGCAGGAGTTAGTCCAAAATCCCAACCAAAAAGAAGCGGAAGCCCCATGTGAGGGTCTTGAGGGCTTTTAGCTACATGAATATCTCGCCGAAAATTGGGATAGACAGGCATTCCAGCGAATGTACTCCAATTTCTCTCATATTCTCTTAGATATTGGTGAGTGGGGAGAGAACGTTCCAAAGCTTTCTGGAATTCATCAGAGCGTTTATCCGGATGTGCAGTGTAATGCAGATCCATCACCGCAAACTCGTTGTTGGGATTCTTCCAAAGTTCCACACCTTGCATAGGGTGTTTTACCGGAGAGGGTGCGATCTCAGGAAAATCACTTCCCTTCGAGTTGATTTTATCGAAAACAATCTTTTTAAAAAAGCCCGGAGACCGAGAAGATACTAGCACCATGCGGCCACCCCCGTCCGTGGTAGGCTTGGCCCCGGTATAGAACTCCTCGGCCTGGGGCCAAAAGGCAGATTCATCTCCAAAAATCCCAGAGAAAGTAAACTGACGAAGCTGGTCAGCACCCATGGGAAAACCTTCTATATATGAAGTGACATTGTCGCCGAAATCAAGCTCTAACTTAGGGGGAGATTTGGTCATTCTCCCCCCAACAAGTTTGGGGAGTAAGGCTTTGGGGATCTTGTCAGGTGGTATTTTGTGATACATGAACTCCGCACGGGCCACGAGTTCTTTGGCATCGTCTTCCTTCTTTGAAACAAATGCCCATTCTCGACCTGCGTGAAAAAGAATGTCCCAAAAGGCCAGGCCAATGCAGGTCCAACTCATAGTCATACGACGAGATTTAGGAACCGCGATCTTCTTTTCCTTTTGCCAAAGACGGGTAAAGAAATGAAGGTAATCATAGTCGGGAAATCGCTTTACAGGATTATCAGCATCAACAGCATCACGAGTGAAGACACATTCCGTGAGAAATTTCCACGGGTCGTCTCGATAACTTTTTACTCTTAGTAGCGTTTCCTGTTCCATATCCCCTACATGTTCTTTTCTAGCCAATCGTCAAAACGATCTAGCTCTACGGTTTCTTTAGACTCCGCGTCCTCGTGATCCACGTTGATTACTTCGCCGTCGCTTTCGGGGAGTTCTGGGTGTTTTGCCTCCACGTCTTTCATGTCTCCTAGTTGGTCTAACTTTGCGAAAACCGCTCCAAGGGAAACTTCCACCTTGGCATCCATTTGTTGAGCGGGTTTCCCCGTCATCTTCTCGATCAACCACCTAGCAGCCCCCTCTTTCTTCTCTAAATCTACTTTGTCAGAGCGTAAGATTTCCTCCATAGTGTCAAATGCCTCTGGTAAAAGGTCTTTCATTCGATTTTCTGCATCGGATGCAAAGATTTTGTCCCTATAACGCTCAACTTCCTCTTGCATCTTAGGGTCACGAAACAGCAAGTATAAATACTGCTGATTATATCCTAAACGCTCAGATATTTTGCTATAAGGCTTTCCTAAAGCATAAAGACGGCAAGCCTCCCGCTGACGATGGTTAAGAGCCTTCTCGGGATGAAGACCCTTAGTCTCATAGGCAGTTTGGGAGGGTGACATCTCCTCAGACTGCTCATCAGAATTCGTAGTGGTCATCTTCCTCTTCATTATTAAACTTGCCTTTGGTTATTTCCGTAATGGCAAAGTTATCTATAGCAGAGACAGGGACCACTACGGATTTCTTACCCTTACCCCCAACCTCGATGTATTTATGTGTAAGAAAAAGGTCTGCAATGTGTTCACAGTTGTAGACATGAGCATGAGCCACATCCCAATCAAATGTAAATTGCCGACCCTTAATGGTTTCGAGTTTTACTTTAAATTTTCTCATCATACGATAGCTCCTTCGACAGAAAAGGCGAGGTCATTGGTAAATGCTGCTGTCCATGTTCCCCCACCAGAGAAATCAAAAGCTTGGTTTCCTCCAGCGTAAGGATTTCCTGTATCCACAGGAAGTAAAACTCCGTCCGTTCCGCTACCTGCATTGTGAAAAGCAACGATGGCATAGTAGTTGGAGGCTGTAAGACTTAAGCCAGTAAAGATAAATTGTGTGGGTAAGCTAGGAAGAGGATCAGAAGATGGGAAGTCTGTGTAGCTTACAGGATTTGAAGAGTAGGTGGAAACAAGGGTGGTGGGAGTTCCAGAACCAACACTGAAATTATATAAATAAAGGTTGCAAGACCCGCCAGTAGCTCCACTGCGTAAATACCAGGGTAAACTTATACGGAGCTGCGTCCAGTTGTCAGAAACTTGGAAACCTTGGGATTGGCGCTGAAAAGAGCCAGCACCTAGGGTGCTAGTTGAACCTGCGGAAGTTTGGGAAACATCCTCCGTATAAGAAAGTCCGCCCGCAGCAGCTCCAATGCCAATGCCTATGCTGTTTGCGCTGCCTGGTAAAATCATCCAAACAACCAAACAGAGCCGGTGCCCCCGTAAGCATCAATGGAATACACTCGCATAGGAAGAATCCCATTGTCAGGAAAAGCAATAGCGTAAGCTGTCCCACCAGACTCGAAGCGAACCGTGACATCCCCAGCACCTTCTGCGTAAACATAACGATGGTCAAAAGCCACATCGGTATCAGAAGCAGGTGTGACTTCCTTTGCTGATGTGATAGGCAAATCCGCCGTGTGCATACCGCGACGAGTATCAGATGTTTCGCCTGTTACATTAGTGTTTTCTGCGCCGTCATCATTATGTGTATCTGAGACGTAAAGTTCGGATCTACTTGCCATGGTTACCTCTTGGGTTACAGGATCAGGTTCTACGGTAATCTTAACCCGAGGGGTTGTCTAGTGCAAATTTTGTACCCACAAAAGGGGCTGGGGTTACAGGCTTATGAGCGCGTCTACAGGAAAAGCGTAGGTCCCATCAGGACTCTGGAAAGCGTACTTGCGAAAAACGCCCGCAGGAGTACATCCTATTGCTGTGCAATACTTTTTGCTAGGGTTAAAGGCCATAAACACATATACGTCGCAATCTTGGTCATAGGTTTGTTGATCAATGTAGATGTGATTGAGGGCCTCGGGGTATTGCATTTCTCGCGTCCTTACGGATACGCGAAGACCTTCCCAATCAAAATTATAGCCACGGGTGGGTTTATAAGTGGCGCTAGGTGCGAGGCGCTGGAAGGCCGCGTCCCCTGGGGGCATGGGGCTGTCGGCCCGATCGAGGGTCAGGTATGTGTAGCTCATGGTAACTATGTAGCATTTGCTTCGTTTGGGGTCCAGTGGAAAGCTCGCGGGGCTTCGCCCCTGCTCGCAAGGGTTGGCGAGAGAATCTGAACGAGCGCGGGGGCCGGTGGCAGGGTTGGGAGATCTCGGTGGCGCGGAGCTTAGTGGGGTGGGTGGCTCGGTCGGGGCCTACCACTCTTCTTTGATATTCATAGTGCAGACATCTAGTGTAGGCGTTCCCGTGACAGCACGGGCGACCAGCGTGAAGGGTTGAGAGTTTATTAAGTCGGTTACCTTGTCTGAAACATTCCCTGCGATTTGCGTATTACCTTGACCTCCGGGAACACTATAGAACCCTCCCGTAAAAGTGCCGCCAGTTATTGCCGTAGCACTTGTGTCACTCTCTAGAATAGTTTCGGTTGCTGTGTGATTTGTGGGCGTTCCCCATGAAGCTCCCGTAAGAGTCCCGTTCACTACAAAACTAATAATAATATCACCAGTCGTATGAAGCTGTAGATCATCGAACTGAGCTATCTGATTCTGAAAGATTGATGCAGTCTTTCTTCTAAAGGAGATAAGGGGCTGAAAAGTAGTGGAGAGAGTTACGTTTGCTCTAAAGTCCCCCGTTAAGCGGAAGATAGGGTTATAACCTCCGTAGATGCTGTATTGACGGCCGCCGACATATACATCAGTCGCAACAGCCTCCGTCCCATTGGTCAGCTCTACGTTAATAGGTAAGTTAGGTTGCTGGATCGAAGTCTCGCCATCAGGAATAATGGTGTGCATGAGAATCTTTTTTGTGCCCAGAATAAAGTCTGCGTTTTTGGCGATCACATAAAAACGAATAGACCCATAGCCATACCAAACATAGTCAATTTCAAAAACGTTCCCACTTTCAGGATCTAGAGTATAGGCGCTATCTCCTTGACCATCCACAGAATCATTCTCGAAATCAGCCTGATATGTTTTTGTGTCTACGCCACCACGCCTAATGCCAACATAAAAACCCAAGGCATCGTAACCAAAAAAATACCCATTATTATCATCAAAGTATCCCCACTTGGAGTCCATGTCCCCAGTGTAATCGGCCACGCTGCCTAGCCTAATGCCCACGCCGCACTCGGCCTGATAGCCTGGCACATAACGTCCCTTCTCGGCTGAGGTGAGTTTCGCAGTATCGCCAGCACTTGCGGTAGTTCTTAACCTGTATTCACTATTAGCAAGAGCTACAGTCGCCGAACCCGTCACCTCAGTCACGTTTCTAAGAACTGAGATATCATTAACTGCTGATTTTAACTCGATTAGAACCTGTTTCTCTGCAATAACCAGCTCATCAAAAGCCGTTTTTTCTGTCCGGTTTAGCTCGTAAGTGTTTAGGGCACGTCTGCGCCCTACTGTCTGGCCCGTGACATTCTTAAAAGTCGTGCCGTTATTGTCTCTTACTTCCTCATCTGCAAAGATCTCGTTTCTATTAGCCACTACTTCTTTTTAGCCTTCTTCTTAGCCTTCTTTTTCTTTTTGACCTTTTTAGACATTTCCATAAGGCCCGCTTGCATTTGAATGACCGCGGCCTTTTTTTGTTTGATGTCCTCTACCATAGAGTTCATATGACCCTCTGTTTTGCGTTTAACAGCTTCGCGATCCTTATACTTACTCTTATTCTTGTATTTCATCTTAGCCATGAAAACCCCTATTTATCTAGCTTGCCCCCTTCTCTCCCCAGAATCAACACTAAAGATGGGTGGGGTGGAGGGGCTTGGGGGCTCCCCTTTTCGCCAGAATATCCTTATAATAATCCTAACCGTAGTGGGCCGGAGCCCGGAAGACCTCCGGTAGGGGTGCAAATCCCCTATTCTTATGCACTGCATCATTCCTAAATTTTAGTTAATCTCGCGCCCCGTGGACCTGTGAACATCAAGGTGCCTGGCACTCCCTGGCCCAGGGTGGGGGGTGGGTTGAAAATTTTACAATAAGATTTGCTTATACTACGAGGCCCTTGCAATATCCGTGCCAAGTTCCAAAGATGAGCTCTCTCTGCAAGAACCGTGCCATCTGAAAAGCCGGTGCAAGGGGGTCAACTGATAGAGACTTGCAATTAGCGTGCCAAACCTTCCCTCAGATCAAACCTAGGGCCTCCTCAGGCCTCGGCGGCTACGGACATAAGGACTTCACATTGGGCCATCCCCACACATATCACCAC